AAAAAGAACTATGCCGTTGCGGTGGCTGATTGGAACTATGGCCCTGAAATGCCTACCAATGAAGCTAGCGCAAACAAGGAGTTCTATGCAGGGCTGGCAGAGGCTATGCAGTGTGATGAAAAAGACGCACGGCGCAAGCATTGTTCAAACTGCGAGTATTACGACAACAGCTTTATGACCCAAGTTCGGATTGAGCGCATCCCGATGGCGGCTTATGACAAGGGCGCAGGGTTCAGGGGTCACTGCGAAAAGCTGGACTTTATCTGCAACGATATGCGGGTTTGTCAGGCTTGGGAAGACGAAGAATATGAGGATTGACCTTTTGTCAATTTGTGCGAAAATTCAGTCGCTGAGTTCTGGCATCCAGCGGCCTGCCCTGTATAGGAGTTGTGCATGACCGATGGACTGCGAGAGAACCTGACCAAGGTTTTTATGCTTCCCCAACCAGCCGTTGAGTGGTTGGTAATGGTCTATGACGCAATTCAAGTCTTTGATGACGTAGCAGATGGTGACCCAGTAGCACGGGAAGACCTGAATGCGGCCATTTGGAATACGCTGGTGGGTATGCACCAGAACGCATTTTTTATAGGCAACAGCAACCATTTAACGCCCTTACTGGCGACAATGATTCTCAAGTGGCAAGCCTCGGACACGGCAGAGCGCAATAAACAAGCAGATGCCAAGTCGTTCATGTGGCGAGCTGGGTATTACGATTTGATTTTGATGGCGGTCTCACTGGTGCATGGGGCTGGTTTTGCTACCAAGCACGGTCATCATGTGATGGCTTTGTATGGCGAAACGCTAGAAGATTATTTAAAGGAGTTCGGCGATGCCTGATCCATTCACGGCCCTAATCGTTGGTGGAAGCCAACTCATTGGTAGTTCACAGCAAGCAAAAGCCGCGGGAAAAGCCTCTGATGTCCAATCACAAGCGGCTGAAGCAGGTATTGAAGAACAGCGCAGGCAGTTTGATGCTTTACAAAGCCTTTTAAAGCCGTATGTTGATATTGGCGTACCAGCAATGACTGAATATGCAGGATATGCTGAAGCAGGACCAAAAGCGTTTGAGCAACAGCAGGCATTGGCTGGCGTACTTGGTCCTGAAAGACAAAGAGAAGCGATTGCCCAAATTGAAAGTGGTGGTGGTTTCCAAGCATCAGTTCAAGCTGGCGAGGAGGCTTTATTGCAACGTGCATCAGCTACTGGTGGTTTGCGTGGTGGAAATATTCAAGGGGCATTGGCTCAGTTTCGACCACAAATGTTGCAAGAGGAAATTGAGCGCCAATATGGAAGACTTGGTGGTTTTTCAGATATTGGTCGTGAAACACAAGCCAATCTTTTGAAAATTGGACAAGCTGCTGCCGCTGGTGTTGGCGCACAAGGTGTTGAAACAGGGACGAATATTTCTAACTTGTTGGCTCAACAAGGTGCGGCACAGGCTGGTGGAACATTAGGAAAAGCAAAGGCTTATGGCCAACTCTTCAACTTGCCTGCTCAAATGCTTGGTTTCCAATATGGTGCTGGCGGTAAAGCAGGCGTTGGCTTTGGGTTTTAAGGGATAAAACATGGCAACCATAAACCCATTCATTCAACCCATTGACTATGCGACTGATGTACAAAGTCCGTTTGAGGCGGCTTTGGGCGGTTTTAAACTCGGTTCGGATGTCGCAACCATTCAAGCTACACAACAAAAGCGTGAACTTGAACGTCAAGCATTAGAAAAAGCACAAGAAAAACAAACTGATTTAGAGAATCTTTTTAAAAACCCAAATGCAACAGCAGAAGATTATGCGCGAGTAACTGCATTCTTGCCAAAAGATCAAGCTGAGGGTGTTCGTAAATCATTTGAAATGATGACTGGTGAGCAACAACAAACACGACTTGCACAATCAGGGCAAATTTTTTCTGCTTTGAAGGCAGGCCAACCAGAGATTGCAAAAAACCTCTTAAAAGATCAAGCTGTTGCGTTGAGGAATTCTGGTCGTGAAAACGATGCAAAAGCCGCAGAAACATATTTACAACTAATTGACCTAAATCCAACTGGCGCACAAACCACGATTGGATTGATGATGGCGCAGTTGCCTGGTGGCAAAGAGTATCTTGAAAATGTTGATAAGACACTCAGCACAATGAGGGTAGAAGCACTTGCGCCAAGTGAATTAAGGCAAAAAGTGGCTGATGCTGATAAGGCTGTGGCTGATGCAACATTAGCACAGGCCAAAGCTAAAAACGCACCTGAAAGAGAAGCCGCAGATGCCGCAAGAGCAACGGCTGACGCAAAGAAAGCACAGGTTGATGCAGATTTTGCTAGGGCTAAAGCTGTGTTAGATGCACAACAGCAAGCCGAAACTATAAGAAAAACTGGAGTAGATATACGCAAAACTGAAGCAGATATATTGATTGACAAAGAAAATGCACGGATTGCGGCTCTTAATGCCGCCGCCGCAAAAGAAACAAACAATTTAAAACGTCAAGAGTTGCAACAAAAAATTGATGATGCAAAAGAAAAGCGTGATGCCATTGACAGAGACCAAAAAGCAACGGTTTCTAATCAATCTGCTGACATTGATAATTTTTTGAATACAGCACAAAGAGTTTTGAATACACCAGAAGATGTTATTAAATCCGCAACAGGGCCAGTAGCTTCAAGGTTACCTACTTTAAGTTCTGATGTCTCTGACTTTGAAGCACTTGTAGAAGCCCTTGGTTCACAAGCATTTATTGCCCAAATACCAAAAATTAAAGGCACTGGAAGTTTGTCAGAAAAAGAAGGCGATAAACTGCAAGCATCTTTGCAAACTTTAAGTCTTAAACAATCGCCTGCAAGATTAAAAGAAAATGTAACAGAGGCTGTGCGTTTACTTACAAAAGTACGGGAAAACATAGCTCTCAAATATGGTGTACAAGCACCTCCAATTGATATACCCTCCGCGACAGAGGTGTTGGTAAATTTACCAAATGGGCAAACATTAAAATTTCCTAACCAAGCTGCTGCTGATGCCTTTAAGAAAAAGGCAGGAATTTAATAATGGCAACAGACTACGAAGCACTAGCTAAAGAATTTGGCGGCTCTGTTGTAAGCTCGTCAAGCCAACCTGTAAAAGTTGATGTCAGTGGCACACCTATTTTTGCTGAAGACCCAAGAGCAACTTCTATTGCAGTGCCAGAGGGTTTTAAGTTATTGCCTATTTCACTTGCTGATGCAAGGCCACAAGGCACTTATTATGACCAGACATTAAATGCTTTTTTTACGCCCACGACACAGCCAGCAGAAGTACAAACTGAAATACAGCCAAGCGCACCAGTTACTTCAGTTGACCTAACTGCACTTGCTACGGAATATGGCGGAACTGTAATGCCAGAGCCATCAACAACCGCAACAGGGGTTGCTGGGGCAGCCACAAGGGGTATCGCTTTGCCTGCCGCTGGTGCGCTTGCTGGTGGGGCTGCTGGTGCTTTGCTTGGTGGTGTTGGTGCAATACCAGGCGCTATTGCTGGTGCTGGTGCGGCAACCCTTGCTGGCTTAGTTGCCGATCCTATTGTTGGGTCAATCAATAGCTTATTTGGCACAAAATACACGATGCCAACAGATGCGCTTGAGGATTTGCTAACCCGTGTTGGTGTTGCCGAACCACGAACTGCCGCAGAACGGATTGTCCAAACAACTGCCGCTGGCGCAAGTGGTGGTGCTGGCGGTGTTGCTTTGGGTAAAGCTGTTGAAGCTGCCGCCGCAGGACCAGTAGCCCGTGAGGTTGGTCGAATGATGGCAACAACACCTATCCTGCAAACTGTTACAGGCGGAACGGCTGGCGGTGCTGGGCAACTTGCAAAAGAAGCTGGCGCCGGAACTGGTGGGCAAATTGCCGCAACAGTTGCTGGCGGAATATTGCCATCTATACCATCGGCAGTGCGAACATTAACCCAACAAGCGGCAAAGCAAATTGCGCCTGCTGGAGCTGGGATTCGTGAGCAAGTTGAACCAACTATCCGTGAATCTTTGCAAAGCATTAAGGCAACGGTTGGCGAAAAAATATTACCGCAAGATACGGCAACCCTTAAAAAAGTCATTACACAAAGCCCTGATTCTATTGATGTTGTCAACTTCAGGGTTGCAGGGACTCAGGTCGTACCTGATAACTTAGCGGCTGATGCTATCAAGCAAGGCTGGAAAGATGGCACGATTGCGAGTATTAAAGCTGCAACCGAAAAAGACCGTCAGGCTATGACCAAAATGCTCAATATCTTTAAGATGGGCGAAAAGAACGAAAAGTTTAGGGCAACAAAAAGACCTGCTGACATCTTGGGCGATACGGTCGAATCGCGGATTTCATTTTTAACCAAAGCCAATAAAGAGGCTGGCAACGAAATCAACAAAGTTGCCAACAGTCAGTTGCGTGGCAAGCGTGTAAACTTTGACCCAGCTATCAATAGCTTTATTGAAGACCTTGGTGCTTTGGGTGTAAGAGTAGAAGTGGACTCAAACGGGGTCGCCAAAGCCATTTTGCAAGGTTCTGATATACAGGGAGACAAACAGGCGCAAAGGGTCTTGAACGCCGTTTTAGAGCGTTTGAGCACTGTTAAACCGCCTGATGCTTATGGTATTCACACTGCCAAGCGTTTTATTGATACTCAGGTTGACTATGGGAAGCGAAATCTTGCCAACCCATTGACTGCACAAGCTGAACGCACTTTGAAAAACTTGCGTAGAAACTTGAATCAAACCCTTGGAGATACTTTCCCTGATTACAAAGCGGCAAACGCAAAATATTCGGACACAGTATCAACACTGGATGATTTGCAAAAAGCCGCAGGAACACAGATCAATTTTGAATCACCTAATGCTGATAAAGCACTGGGTGTAGCCATGCGTAAATTGACCAGTAATTACGGCACACGGGCAAACCTTATTGATGCACTCGATCAGGCAAACCAGACCGCCACCAAATACGGCATGAAAATTGAAGATGATGTCATCAATCAGTTAATTTTTGTCAATGAACTTGATCGAATGTTTGGCGCACAGGCGCAGACTTCATTGAAGGGTCAGGTTGCCGAAGCAATGCAAACTGGTGTTGACATTGCAAGGGGTGGTGGCGCAAGACGAGCACTTGAATTACTTGCTGAAAGCGCAGAGAATTTGCGTGGCATCAATAAAGAAAACGCAGTCAAGGCAATGGAAGAATTGCTCAAGCGCAAATAAGGAGAATGAATAAATGTCCGCACTATCAGTAGAACCACCATTTCCAGTTTTTGCGGATGCTGATGGTCAGCCGCTAGAAGATGGGTTCATCAACGTTGGCGTTGTCAACCTGAACCCCATTACAAACCCCATAGCGGTGTTTTTTGATGCAGCTTTGACCATTCCAGCATCGCAGCCTATTCGCACCCTTGGCGGCTATCCTGTGTACCAAGGAACGCCAACACGGTTTTACGTTGGCAGTGATTGCAGTATCCAAGTTAAGGATAAAAAAGGCAGTGTGGTTTACACATCGCTCAATGGCAACATCATCACATTAAATGATATAAATTTTCTGCAAGCAGGCACTGGTGCTGTAACACGTACTGCATTGTCAAAAATGCGCGAGATTGTCAGTGTGACTGATTTTGGCGCAGTGGGTGATGGTGTTACCAATGATTCAGTAGCATTTCAAAACGCAATCAACTCTATTGCCAATGCTCAAAGCGGAATTATTAACGTACCGCAAGGAACTTTTTACATTGGAACATCACTTAATTTAGCGTCAAATTTACAAATTATTGGCGCAGGCAAAGGTGTGACAACGCTTAAAGGCGCACCACGCATTGCGCCGAATGGAAACACATCTTCGTCAAATATCCTTACTGGTACATCGGTGACTAACGTAGTCTTAAAAGATATGACCTTTGATGGTGGCATTTATGGGCCTACATATCTCAATGGAAACTTACCTGCTTTGGCATTGGTTGATTTTGAAACATCCGAAAACGTCACCGTTGAGAATTGTGATCTTCTTGGTTTTGTATATTCTGATGATGGTTCTCTTGATCCAGCAACAAGCAACTACAAAGTAGGCGCTTTGTTTGCTTATGATTCAAGTTACATTTCGGTAAAAAACGTTGAGTACGTTTCACCAACGTATGGTAATTTAATAATGTTTATTGAATGTACTCATGTCATGGTTGATGGCGCTAAGTCAACATTTACCAACACTGGCGTGAACATCATTAACGAAACGCCACTAAATATTTGGGGCGATGATTGCCAGTATGTAACCATTCAAAATTGCGAGTTTGCAAATATTCAAGGGTCTGCAATTAATTTAGGTGGCAAAGGTTCATTCATCATCAAAAACAATCGTTTTTATGATGGTGTTGGTGCGGTTGCTGGTGGGATTGACCTTACCAATGAAAACTGGGTATCAGCAACACCGCCTGAAATGTACAACGTCATTATTGATGGCAATACTTTTACAGACTTGCAATCAACTATTGGAGTCGGTGATGTTCGTAGTGGAGAAGCTGTTACAACGCACGAGGTTGTCATCACAAACAACACATACCAAATGACTGCTGGAGGTGACTTTGGTTCAATCCTACTTGGCAATAGTGATTTTGCGATTATTTCCGACAATTCATTAAATGGCTGTTTAATTCAATTGAACTATAACAATGTTTGTTCGGTTCAAGGAAACACCATGTATGGTCGTCAAATAGCAGACAAAACAGGTATTGCTGTTTATTGTAGAGCCGCAGAAGTTGACAGTTATCAGTACATTCGCAAAAACATAATATCTGATTTTTCTCTTGGGACTTTAAGCGTATACGGATTTTTTGCAGCACCATATACAAACATTGTGTATTCAGAAAATGATATGTTGTACACAGGTGCTTATACGCCTACCAGTGGTCGATATATTACGGTGATTCCATCTGGAGGCAATCCAGCATATATCCCTGGCGACTTCACAATATCTGGCAATCGTTTAAATGGCGCATCTTATATTCCATTCAGACTAGCTGGTGATACGGAAATTTTTGCCACCAAGTACTACACAGGTTCTTTAACAACAAAGATTGGTACTTTTTCTCGCGATACAACGATTGCATCAGGAACTCAATCCGTTACTGGAGTTGGATTTAAGCCAAGAGCAATTATTTTCTTTGCTTGTCAGTCTGGAACTGGCGAGGCTTCTTTTGGTTTTAGTGATGTTAACCTACTGGGGACTTCAGGCGAAAATGGTGTGGTCAATAGTAGAACAGCAACAAGTCCTGGCACATTTTTCAATAACGTATCTTCAATTCTTGCTTTTGAAAGTGCAGGAAATACATACGCTGGAAACATTGACACATTAGACAATGACGGTTTTACAATTAACTGGGTTCGGGTAGGTACACCATCTGGCACTCTAGAAGTGACTTATTTGGCTTTGGCTTAAAAGGAAAAAATCATGTTAAAAACAGTTTCTTCAATCACCAATGCAATTGGTGCGTTGAACTTCAAAGGCACATGGGATGCTAATGCAAACAGCCCCGCACTGACCTCAAGTGTGGGTGTTAAAGGCGATTACTACGTTGTTGGTACTGCTGGCGCAACCAACCTGAACGGGATTAGTAATTGGGGCGTAGGCGATCTTGCAACCTTTAACGGTGCAGTTTGGCAGCGAGTTGAGGGCGGTGCTGATCTGAACGGAGTGAATCTGTCTGTCTCAGGCACAAGCACCCTGTCTGGCCTAACCGCATCCACAGCTTTGGCGCTGAACGCAAGCAAAGAGATTGTCAGCGTCACCAACACAGGAACTGGTGACAACGTGCTGGCAACAGCCCCGACCTTGGTTGGCGATCTCACGCTATCCACTGGCAATCTTGTTGTTAGTACATCTGGCAAAGGCATTTTAGGCACTGCAACGAATAACAATGCTGATACAGGTGTTGTTGGTGAATTCGTATCTTCAACGATATTACAGGTCAATCGTGTTGCACTAACTACTGGTACTCCAGTAAATGTGACTAGCATTTCTTTGACTGCTGGCGATTGGGATGTGACAGGACTTTTAGGTCTATCGGAAAATTCTTCAACTGCTTGGACTTATTACATTGGTTCAATCAGTGATGTTTCAGGGACTGTTTCTACGTCAGTAACAAACAATGTCCTAGGAAGTGTTAACTCATCGACATTGGCGGTAGTTAACGTATATCTTCCTCTGGCAGTGGCTAGAGTATCTTTGGCAAGCACTACAACCTATTACCTTGTGGCCCAAGGTGGTTTCACTGGTGGTAGTGGTCAAGCAGCTTTTGGAACTATTAGAGCAAGGAGAGTGCGATGAAATATGTAATTGTTCAGTCAAATGGTGCTGTTGAAGTCAGAGAGGACAGCTATGAAATTTCAACTAACGCATTTGTTTTAACGGATGATGACTACAATAAATTGTTAAGTGGCACTCACATTTTTTTAAATGGTTTGGTGATTGACAATCCCGAGCCTTTGAAAATTCCAACTTAATATTAAAAGGACTTTAATCATGTCGACAAATTCACAAATCGCATTTGCTCCACTTGGCAAAACCGTTGTTATTCCTGCGGCGGCAAGTGCGCCTACTGGTGTCCAAGCACTGGTTGATGCACGTTTTGACGCACAAAGCACAGGGCAATACCGCATCATTAACTCCAGTGCAAACACGGTGTTTCTGGGTTATGGTCCAACTGCGGCAATCGCTACGGCAAATGCTGTTGCGCCTGTTGCTGGTACGCCATCATCGGCGATTGTCCTAGTGCCTGGTGCTGTTGAGGTCTTGCGCTTTGGGCGTGCATCATTCTTCAGTGGCTTGGCCTCTGCCGCCTCGACTGTTTACATCGTGCAGGGCGAGGGTATGTAATGGCCGAGGATACCGACACACGGCTGGCGGTGCATGAGGCAGTTTGCGCTGAGAGATATGCCGCCATTGAGAAGTCTTTTGCTTCAGGTTCACAACGCATGACCCGCATTGAGTATTTGCTTTATGTGGTGATTGCGGCTGTGTTGCTGGGGCCAGGCTTTGCTGGTGAGTTGGTCAAAAAAATACTGGGGCTGTAAATTGACCCGATCAGCATTTGTCTGCTTGCCGCAGGACTTGTTAAGCAAATACAAGCTGGGTGTGAGCTGTACAAACAGGCAAAAGAATCTTTCGTTGAGATTAAGCAGACTGCTGATGAAGTTATCGCCATTGGCAAAGAGGTGCATGGCTTTTGGGGTCAATTACTTACGTTTTTCAGACCCAAGCCCCAAGCGTCCAAGCCTGTGGCGAAAAAGAAGTCAACCTATGTTGCAGTTGACGAGACGCAAGTCAAAATCGACATTGTTAAAAATCTGACGGAGTTTTTTAGGCTTGAGGAACAGTTAGCGGCACATATTCGGGCTGAAGAAGAAAAAAGCCAAACTGTTTATGACCCTAACCAAAACTTGATGGAGGCGGCACTTAAAAGGGTAATGGCGCAACAGGAAATGGACAGACTGGTGGTGCAGATCAGGGAAACAATGGTCTATCGTTCACCGCCTGAGATGGGTGCGCTGTACTCAGAAGTCCACAAGATGCGTGATGTCATACAAGGCGAACAGGAAAAAGCTAGACTTGCAAAAGAAGCGCAAGAGAGGCAAATGCGATGGCAACGGCGGCAAGAGGAAAGAAACCTCCAGCTAAAGCTGGCGGCAGTAATAGCGACTACTATATTCCTCCTGTACCTGTGGTTGTGGCTCCTCCTGTTAAGTCGCTGGCGGCAGATATGATGGGCTGGATTTTTAGCTGTGTGCTGATCGGGTTGTTATTGCCTTTGCTTGGGTTTTTGTATGTGGACATACTGGAGACAAAGCAAGAGGTCAAAATACAACTGGAAAAAGTTGAACGGTTAAGGCGTGAAATCGAAAGGGAAAGACGTGAAAAGAAGCCTAGCGATACTATTTCTGATAACCCTGTATTTGATCGGGTGCGAAGACCGTTTTCGCTACCCATGCCAAGACCCTAAAAATTGGGAACTTGCTGATTGCAAACCTCCAATCTGCACTGCCACTGGCACTTGCCCAGACCAGTTAATCAAACCTGAACAGGAGAAAAAATGATGCCTACTGTTGCCTATAAAACAACCAACCGCCTGACCGCAGACGAGATTGAAGTCAGGGTATGGGCATTCGTTATCGTGGTCTTGGTGACCATTCTGCTGGCCTCAATGGGTATGTTTCTGTACTCAGTCTCTTTTGTTACTCAGCCCATGAATGGCGCAATGGCAGCAATCGACAAGGTTTATACCCAACAAATCAGCACCATTATGGTGTTCATAACTGGCGTATTGGGTGGCGTTGCTGGTCGTTCTGGTGTCAAAGCTATTGCCAATGCAACCGCCAAGGCTGAAGCTACTGATAACGATGAGTCGCCCAAGCCATGAGTTTGTTTAACCCTTGGGTAATTCTTGGCATCGTCATGACGGTGCTGAGTAGCTTTGGCGTTGGGTACTTTGCTGGTGAATTGAATGAGTATGAACGCCAACAATTAGAGATTGCTGCTCTGAATGCTAAGGCAAGGGAAGCCGAACAGACAATGGCAAAGGTAGCGCAGACTTATGCAGAGACACTACGAAAGGCAAACCATGTTGCAAAGATTAAAGAGACCCGTTTGCGTGATGATATTGCCACTGGTGCTCTCAGCCTGCGGGTTGCTATCAAAGCCCCCCAGTGCGCCTTACAAGCCGCCACAGATACCGCCCCTGCCAGCGGAGGTGACGCAGGAACAACATCAGCCGAACTTGACAGATCGGTTGCTGATGCTCTTATCGCCATCACCGCAGAGGGAGATGCCGCCATCAGAAAACTCAACACCTGCATCCAAACCTATGACCAAATGAGGAACATGAAATGAACTTATCCCCAAACTTTACCCTTGATGAGCTGACCCACACTGAACAGCGCAACATGGACAACACACCCAACGATGCCGAGCTGGAGAACTTGGTGCGCTTGGCTGAGTTTTTAGAACAGGTCAAAGAAGTGCTTGGCGGCAAGCCAATTATCGTGAATTCTGCATTTAGGTCAAAAGCCGTAAATGATGCAGTGGGTTCAAAAGATTCCAGTCAACATCGGCGTGGGTGTGCGGCTGATATTCGAGTGCCAGGCATGAAGCCAGATGAAGTGGTTAGGGCGATTATTGAAGCTGGCTTGCCTTATGACCAAGTTATCAGGGAATTTGACCGCTGGACACATGTCAGCATACCCAATACTTCGGTGACTGCGCCACGGGAAATGGCTTTGATTATTGACAAATCAGGAACAAGGATGTTTGCTTAATCGGCGTAAAAAAGCAGCATTGCCAATAAAACGCCAATACCGATGATTGCGCCAATAAACAAAATTGCGATGGTTATTAGGATTTCCATTTTTTGCACATCTCCTGTACTTTGGGGGACTTTTTCTTTTTGTCGCAAATATTGCTGAGTTGTTTTAATTTGTACTGCATTTGCATTTGTGCTGGAGTTGGTGGGGCTGGTGAGTCTTTAGGCAATAAACCCGCCACTCCCGACCAACAGCACACAGCGGCAACAAGCAGTCGGTCAAAAATCATTCTTCGCCCTCATGCTCTTTGAGCCTGCGCTGTAACCGACCGATACGTTCCACGTTGTACGTGACGATAGAGGCCGCATACTCGACTGCCGACTCGGCCTCCAACTTCTTGATGATCGCCTCGCGCAGTTCCTTGGCGATGATTTCGTTGATGGTCTTTGGCCTAGTCAACTCTTTGAGGTATTTCAGCGTTGGGTCAATCCAACTCATGTGTTCTTCTCCTTGAGTTTGGCTTCAATGGCTCGGACAAATTCACGCAAACTTTCATGCCCAACAATGTTCCATGTATCAATTTCATCATCCGTCAGCCCTACCCATATGCGCTGTGGTGGGTGGGTGTTGAGAACACGCACAGTTGCTTGGCCGTGTCGCACGTTGTAGTCGTGGCTTTCCTTTGTCTGGTCAATCCATGCGCCGCTGGCGAGTTGATATTGATAGATTGGCTCTTGGCTTTCCAACTCTGCAATAGCTTGGCGTAGGGATGCGATAGACTTTATTGCTTTACAGTCTTCACGGTGCGGATTGTAAGAAAGCACATCGCAACAAGCCCTGCGCCCAATGTCATCTTGTTCATTGTCGTACTTGATAACGTCTACAAAATCTTCCAACGCCTCTGTCATTTGTTTC